ACGAACTTAGTAACGCTATGTATCCACTTAACGCAATGATAGCAAAAAAGAACTTAATGAACATGGAGCAGAGTATTAAACATTTAGAAGAAGTGAAAGATGCAGCAGTTGATAGGGTTCAAGAGGCAAACAGAAGAATAGAAGAATTTGATGCAAATAACGATAAGACACAAATATTAAATGAATTAAAAAGCAAGTTACCAGATAACTTAAAAGATTCTTTAGATGTGATAGTTCGACATCAAGAGGGAATAGAAAAACTTAATGAAAACCCAGCTTTTTCTAACTCTAAACAAGCAACAGAATTAATGGTTCATCAAATAATTAATCAAGCAAGAAAGTTAGGATACGATAGAGTTATTTTTCCTAATGTTGAATCTTATCTTAAAGCAGGAAGAACAAGTGAACCAATTAAAAGAAAAGCGTATGGAGATCCAGTCAACAAAGTTCCTTATAACTTTGCAATAGGTTCAAATGTTACAGATGCTTTAAAAAAGTATGGTTCTTCATATACTACTCAACCCACCTATAAGGCGTTTAAAAAAGGAATGGTCACTCAAGCAAATCAACCAGTGCCTCCTGCCGAAGTTAACTTTGGTCAACAATCTAGACAAAATCCAGTAGAAGATGATATGTTTAGAATAATTGATTTAAACGATAAAGAGGCGGCTAAGAAATCTACTTTAAAAATACCAAGAATGGCAAAAGGTGGTATACTAAATAGATTCAGAAAGGCAAGTTAAAAATGGCAACAAAAGAAGAGAGATCAAGAGACATAGCTGGGATGGTTGAAAAAAGTATAGGAGCAGGTGGCTCCGCTATACTACAACCAGAGGCAGATAGTTTACAAATAGAGGTTGACGAAACTGAAGTATTACCAGAGGGCGTTGAAGTTGATACTGGTGAACAAGTCGAAGTTGTAGCCGAGGCTTATAATCATGATGCTAATTTAGCTGAGGTTTTGGAAGATGGTGTGTTAGGTGCTCTTGCCTCTGACTTACAAGCAAAAGTTAAAGAAGATTTAGAATCAAGAGGTGATTGGGAAGAAGCGATTGCAAAAGGATTAAATTTACTTGGCATAAACTATGAGGACAGAAGCGATCCGTTTCTTGGTGCAAGTGGTGTAACACATCCACTATTATCAGAAGCTACAACACAATTTCAATCACAAGCTTATAAAGAAATGTTACCAGCTGGCGGCCCAATAAAAACTCAAATACTTGGCGTACCAACAAAAGAAACAGAAGATCAAGCTCAAAGAATTAAAGATTACATGAATTATCAAATCATGGAAGTCATGGAAGAGTATGATCCAGATACAGATCAAATGTTATTTTATTTGCCTTTAACTGGTTCTACTTTTAAAAAAGTTTACTTTGATCCGACTAAACAAAGAGCCGTATCAAAGTTTGTTCCAGCCGAAGATCTAGTTGTTCCTTATTCTGCTTCAGATTTAATGACCGCAGAGAGGGTTACACATGTCGTTAAAATGACGTATAATGATATTCGTAAACTACAAGTGGCGGGAGTATATAGAGATGTGGAGTTATCTGCTTCAGATTCTGGAGAGGATGAAGGAAGTATCCAAGGAACTACTGATGAGTTGCAAGGACTCCATCCAGGTTATTCTGACGATGTATATACTATTTTGGAAGTCCATGTGGATCTCGACCTCGAAGGCTTTGAAGACCCTAATGGAATTATGTTACCGTATATCGTCACAATCGATCAAAATTCTAACGAAGTTTTATCGGTGGTTAGGAACTATAGGGAGCAAGATCAACTAAGACGTAAGAGACAATACTTTGTACATTTCAAGTTTTTACCGGGTTTTGGATTTTATGGCTTTGGTCTTTTACACACAATCGGTGGATTGTCTAGAGCAGCCACCTCAATTTTAAGGCAATTAATAGATGCAGGTACTTTATCAAATCTTCCAGCGGGATTCAAAGCTAGGGGTGTTCGTATTCGTAATGATGACGAGCCTCTTAATCCTGGTGAGTTCAGAGACATCGATGTCCCAGGTGGGGATCTCAAAAATTCAATCATCCCATTGCCATACAAGGAACCATCAGCCACACTAGCACAGTTATTAGGTGTTGTTGTTGATTCTGGCAGACGTTTTGCTCAAGTTGCAGACGCAAAAATCAGTGATGTAAACTCACAAGCACCAGTTGGAACGACTGTTGCGTTGATTGAGCAAGGCTCAAAGATTATTTCGAGCATACATAAGCGTTTACATTATGGACAAAAACAAGAATTTAGAATGTTAGCAGAGATTTTTTCAGAAAATCCAGTCCCATATCCTTATTTTGTAGGAAATGTAGCACCACAAGTCATGGCACAAGACTTCGATGGTCGTGTTGATATACTTCCAGTCAGTGATCCTAACATTTTTTCTATGGCACAACGCTTATCTTTAGCACAAACACAGTTACAATTAGCTCAAGCCGCTCCACAAATGCACAATCAATACGAAGCATACCGAAGAATGTACGATGCACTTGATGTTAAAAACATAGATGGCATATTACCGCCACCTCAACCACCTGCACCAGTGGATCCAGCGACAGAAAACGCTAATTCTATCAAAGGAACTCCGTTACAAGCGTTCCCACAACAAGATCATGAGGCACATTTGATGGCACATGCCACATTTTTGTCTAATTTAGCGTCTCAAGCCAATCCTCAAGGCTACGCATTGCTACAAGCTCATGTTCAAGAACATATTGGGATGTTAGCAAGAGATCAAGTGACCAAATTTTTTCAAACTATGATACAAGAGGCTGTAGAAAGAGGCGAAGAAGTGCCACAAATTGCACCAGAAGCCATTGAAGCTGCAATATCACAGCAAATTGGAGAAATATTGAAAGAAGTTATGCCAGTTATCGAGCCTGCACAGAAACCAGACCCACTTGTAGCGATTAGAGAGAAAGAACTAGAGAACGATACGGCTGAGATACAAAGAAAATCTCTAAATGACATGATGAACTTTCAAATTGACCAAGCAAAGCTAAAACAAGCGTTTGACATAGCACAACAAAGGACAAAAACTCAAGAACAGATAGCAGATGACCGTAATGACGTTAATATTTACCGTATAAACACTCAAGCCGCAGTGAGGAAATAATGGATCCCGCATCAATTGCACTAGCCATAACAGCAGCTTCAAAAGCTTTCGGAGCAATCAAAAAAGGTTTTGCAATGGGTCGTGAAATTGAATCTATGGGTAAAGATTTAAGTCGCTGGATGACGGCAGTTAGTGATATAGACAATACTGAAAAATCTGCAAAGAATGCTTCACCGTTAAGAAAGCTATTTAAAGGAAGAGAAATAGAAGCTAGTGCTATTGAAGCGTTTACTGCAAAGAAAAAGCTAGAAGCACAAAGACAAGAACTAAAATCTTTTATAAATTTTCATTATGGAGCTAATTCATGGAATGAAATTTTGAGAATGGAAGCAGAAATTAGAAAAAAACGTAAAGAAGAGATCTATGCTAGACAAGAATTAATAAGAAAAATTTGGGAATATATTGCATGGTTCTTATTATTCTGTACTATCATAGGATTTATAGTTTTTATTGCATATTTATGGAAAGAGAAAAGAGGTTAACAATGATACAATGGCTAACAAGATTATTTAGATATAAGCATGAAGACTTGTCCAAGCACAGACTTCATACAACTAAATATGAAGATTTATGTATGTAGGTTTATATGTTACAGTTTTTAGGACCGATAGCTAATTTAGCTGGCACATGGTTACAGAACAAAGTAGAGAAAACAAAAGCAGATGGTCAAGCCAAAGTTGCTGAAGCTAAAGCTCGTGCAACAGTTGCGAAGAAAGTTGCGGCTGGTGAAGTTGAGTGGGAAGGCAAAATGGCAGAGGCTACAGATAATAGTTGGAAGGACGAGTTCGCCTTAGTAGTCCTTTTGACCCCTGCAATTTTAGTCTTCATTCCTGGCATGAGAGATCATGTGCATAAAGGTTTTGAAGTATTATCTACGCTACCAGACTGGTATCAGTATTTATTGTTTATTGCAATATCAGCATCGTTTGGAATCAAAGGTGTTGGTCAAGCAGCTAGAATGTTAAGAAAGAAGTGACACAAGATTTATTTAGACATTTAAGGATACACACTATGACTAAAAAAAAGAAGGATCCAAAAGTTGGTACTGGTAAAAAACCTAAAGGTTCGGGCAGAAGATTATATACGGATGAGAACCCTAAAGACACGGTTGGAATTAAATTTGCTACGGAGGCGGATGCCAGAGCAACTGTTGCCAAGGTTAAGAGAGTCAATAAACCGTTTGCGAGAAAGATACAAATACTTACAGTCGGTGAGCAAAGAGCAAAAGTAATGGGTAAAACAAAAGTGGCAAGTATTTTTAAAAAAGGAAAAGAAGCAATAAGGAGATCACATGGCAAGAATTAGACAGTTTGCAAAAGATATGGGTTTATCGTATAATGAAGCCAAGCGTTTAGTTAACAAAGGAAGAAAACTCAAAGATGGAGGATCTTCTGTATTGGAGAACACTATGAACAAGGCAAAAATGATAAAAGCTGAAAAGGGTAAAATCACAAAAATAGACCCCAAAGGCAAAAATCTTGACAGAGCGAAAATGGGTCAGTTTAATAACATAGCAAACGCCGCTCGTGAAGGAAAGATTAGTCCAGCAGAAGCTCAAAGAAGAATACAAAAATTAATCCTAGCTAAACAAAAGGGTGGTGGTTTTGACGCAGAGTTTGAAGCATTACAAGCTCTAAACAAAGAGTTTGAAAAGGCAAGACAAAAGCCAGAAGCACTAAAACGTAAAGAAAGTTTACAAAAAGAAATTAAAAAAACAAAAGATAAGAGCACAAAATCTTTACTTACTAGAGAATTAAAAGCTGGTGGTAAAAAAGGAATTAACCGTAATTTGTTAAAGGATAAATTTTTAACAGACGCAGAGTTAAAGAAAAAATATCCAGAAAGATATAAACCAGTACAACCATCTGGAAGAACTTATCCTTACCCAGGAGACAAGAATCCTGGAAAACCAACACAGAAACCTACCATGACAATGGAAGAACAAATAGAAGCGATTAAACCTAAGAAAAGTAAAAGACCTAGAATGGGTACAGGCACATCAAAGATGAGACAGTCCATGCCTAGAGGTGACATAACCAAGAAAATGAAAAAAGGTGGTGCAGCTTTTCCAGATTTAAGTGGTGATGGTAAAGTAACTCAAAAAGATATTTTGATCGGCAGAGGCGTAATTAAAAAGTCTCGTGGTGGTGGTATCGCTGTCCAAGGAACTGGATTTAAAGGAGTCTATTAGTGGAATTTGACTCTAGTATAGATCAAGACGCTATAGACGCATCTGGTCTTGGAGCAGCTCAAGGCAGTTTTGGAC